TGCTGCGGCACGCGGCACGGCAGTACAGACGCAGATGTCGATTCAACTGGCCCAGGCCCGCCAGCGCGAGGCAGCGGCCACCACTGCAGTAGCAACCGCCCAGGCCGGCCTTCGCACCGTCAGCGCCGGCCTCCTCGGCATTCTGGGCGGGCCCATGGGCCTGGCGTTACTGGCCGGCACGGCGGCGGCCAGCTTCCTGCTGCTGAGCAATAATGCCGATCAGGCGGGCGTCAGCCTGGATGACCTGCACAAACCGGTGGCGCAGCTGCGGGAGGAGTTCGCCAAGCTGAACAAAGACCAGCGCGAAGCATCGTTGGTCAAATGGCAGCAGGAGCAGGTCACCGCGACCGACAAGGTCAAGAATGCCTATGGCGATCTGGCGCAATCCATCCGCTCGGCTGTGGTCACGGCGCCGGCACGCGACTCGGGCGGCCAATACAACCGCCAGCTGGTCGAGTACCAAGTGCTGGTGGATCGGCTCAACGAAGCGCGCGCGGCAGGCCAAGGGCTTTCGCCGATCCTTCAAGAAGTCGGTAACCGCCTGCAACTGCCGGCCGGCACTGTCCAGCAGTGGATCACCCAGGCGGGTGCAGTCAGCGATGCCGACCAGCGTTCAGGCCTGATTGCCGAAACGCTGCGGGTGCTCACCGGCGTTACCGAGCAAAACACGTCGGCCACCCAGGCCAACAACGCCGCGAAATCCGGCATGAGCTCGGCGGGACAGACCTACCTGGAAACGCTGCAGAAGCAGCTGGCTGGCCTCCAGGACAATGGCGATGCCACCAAGGCCGCCAACCGCTACATCGCGGAAAACGCCGACCTCACAGAGACCGATCGCCAGGCGATTCTTTCCGCGGCCAGCGCGATCGAGTCGCAGAAAAAGGCCAACAAGGATGCCACCGAAGGCACGAAGGACCGCACCAAGGCGCTGAAGGATGAGATCAAGGCCCTCGACTCGATAATCGACCGCGCGCTGCCGGAGAAAAAGCGGCTTGAGGATCTGGCGGAGGGCGTGCGGGGGCTGCGTAAGGCCCAGGCCGCCGGCAAGATCACCGCGGCCGAGATGGAACTCGGCATCAAGAATCTGAACACGGCCTACGCAGATCCTGTATTGCAGAAGCGTGCAGAGGAGGAGAGGAAGCTTGCAGAAGTGCGCCGCAACAGCGCCGAGGCCTATCGCAAGGCGATGGAAGTGGTGCTGCAGACTCGACAGGAGGCGATCAACGCGGACGTGGCCGGTGTCGGCATGGGCGACGACCAGCGCGAAGAGGCTGACCGGCTCAATGCAGTGCGGCAGAAGTATGCCGAGGCACGCCGTCAGCTGGAGGAACAGCAGGAAGACGTGTCACGCCGCCTCAGCCAGGACGCCTACCAGAAGCGGCTGGCGGACCTGGCCGACTACCAGGCGCGTGAGCTGCAGATGGAGGTCGACGGTTTCGAGGCCAGGCTGCAGGCGCAACGCGACTACCGCAACGGCGCTAAACGTGCATGGGCCAACATCCAGGCCGATGCGGCGAACGTGGCCGGCGCAACCGACGACATGCTCACGACGGGCTTCAACACTGCCCGCGACGCCTTGGCTGACTTTGCCATCAACGGCAAGGCCAGTTTCCGAGACTTTACATCGAGTGTGATCACCGACATGGCCAGGATCGCCAGCCAGCAGGCCGCGAGCTCGCTGCTCAGTGGTTTGGTGGGGCTAGGGGTATCCGCAGCATCGAACTACTTTGGCGGCGGCTCGTCTTCGCTGGGTTCGACCCAGGCGGGTTACAGCTCGCAATACATGGACAACTGGTCAGGCCCAACTCAAGCCAAAGGTGGCGCATGGAATGGTGGTGTGCAGATGTTCGCTAAGGGTGGCGCGTTCACCAATAGCATTCTGAGCAAACCCACCGCGTTTGGACTTGCTGGCGGCGGTACCGGAATCATGGGGGAGGCCGGTCCAGAGGCAATCATGCCGCTGGCGCGCGGGGCAGATGGCTCGCTCGGCGTGCAGATGGTCGGCGGCACGGGCGGTGGCTCAACTGTTGTTCAGGTAAATGTGCCGGTGGCGGTGACGCTAGAGGATCGGAGCAGTGATGGCATGGAACTGGATAGCGCCGCGCTGCAGCAGAACTTGGAGCGGCAGATGCAAGGCGTGGCCGAGCGAGCGATAGCCGTGTCCTGGCGAGCCGGCGGGGTGAGTTACCGCAACAGCACGGGGAGGCGCTGATGGCGATCGAGACATTTATTTGGGTGCCGGACGATGAGGCCAGCGGCGATAGCACCCTGCGCACCAGAAAATCGCAGTTCGGTGACGGCTACGCTCAGGTTTCCAGCGACGGACTCAACGGCGAGACCGACACCTGGTCTTTGTCGTTTGGTGGCCTGGCTGACGAGATTGCCCCCGCCGTAGCCTTTATCCGTCGGCACCGTGGCGCCAAGTCTTTCCTCTGGACCAATCCGGAAGGCGTGCTGGGCATGTACCGCTGCGGAACATTCCAGCAGCAGCGAAGGCCTGGTGGTGTGGTGATGCTCACGGCGACCTTTGAGAGGGCTTACCACCCATGAGTTTTATCACCCAGTTGCAGAAGCTGGAGCCGGGATCCGAGATCATCCTGTTCGAACTGGACGGCTCGGACTTCGGCGCCGACCTTCTGCGCTTCCACGGCCATGCAATCCCGCACACGCCCGAAGAGCTGGCAGCGGCTGGCGTCGACGCCGATCAGCTTCCGGCCAAGTCGATCTGGTGGCAGGGCAACGAGTACGGCGCCTGGCCCATGCAGATCGATGGCATCGAAGCGAACTCGGACGGCACCGCCGTGCGACCCACGCTGACCGTAGGCAACGTCAACGGTAGGATCACAGCGCTATGCCTGGCCTTCGACAACCTGCTCGAGTTCAAGCTGACCATGCGTCACACCATGGCGCGGTACTTGGACGCGGCAAATTTCCCCGCCGGCAACCCGGAGGCCGATCCTACCGAGGAAGCGATCGAGGTCTGGTACATCGATCAGAAGGTATCTGAGAACGGCACCATGGTCGCTTGGGAGCTTGCCAGCCCTGGCGATGTTGGTGGCGAGACCATTGGCCGGCAGATGACCCAGCTGTGCCATTGGGCGATGACCGCCGGCTACCGCGGACCCAACTGCGGATACACCGGCTCCTACTTCGACCTCGATGGAAACGCCACGGACGACCCGGCCAAGGACCAGTGCAATGGCTGTCTGGACTCAGGCTGCACAGTTCGCTTTGGCCAGGGCAACCAGTTGCCCTTCGGCGGCTTCCCGGCCGTTTCCCTGATCGCACGGAGCTGACCATGCGCAAACACATCCTCGCCGCCGTGCAAGCGCACGCTGCGGCGGAATACCCGCGCGAGTGCTGCGGCCTGATCATCGCCGTCGGCCGCTCCCACAGGTACATCCCATGTGCCAACACGGCGACCGATCCCGCCGAAGAGTTTCGGATCTCGCCGGAGGAGTATGCGACAGTCGAAGACCTGGGCGAGGTGATCGGCATCGTGCACTCGCACCCCGACGCTACCAGCAGGCCGTCACCGCGGGACCTGGCCATGTGCGAAGCAACGGGTTTGCCTTGGTACATCCTGTCCTGGCCGGAAGGCGACCTGCGCACCATCACCCCGACCGGTCACACGCCGCTGCTGGGCCGACCTTTCGTGCACGGCGCCTGGGACTGCTGGCAGGTTTGCGCGGATTGGTACAAGCGCGAGTGGGGGCTGGAGTTCCCGACTTACGCCAGGGAGGAGGGATGGTGGGAGCAAGCAGACGGCCCTAGCCTTTACGAGCAAGCCTATGAAGCGGCCGGCTTTTACCAGGTCAGCCAGCCTCAGCGCGGCGACATGATCGTCATGGCCGTCGGGCGCACGGCCCATCCAAACCATGCCGGCATTTACCTTGGCGCCGACGCGCAGTTGCCGGAGGAGCATGCTCAGGTCTTCGGCCCAGGTCCATTTATGCTGCACCACCTGCTCGGCAGACCCTCAGAAATCATCGTGTTTGGCGGCCCCTGGCTTGATCGGACGCGTCTTGTCTTGCGTCATAGAGACGCGAAATGAAGCGGCTGTGCCGCAGGAGAAATCAGAACTGGATGTCCCAGGAGCACGATCTATCACCAGAAAGCCCGGCGCTTGGCCAGGCATGAACTACTTATAGTGGCGCTGCCGGAGTACTTCGGAGCAACGTTTGGCTATAGTCAGAAAGTGCCAGGATCCAACGAGCATCACGCCTACGATGCCATAAACAGCGAGACCCAATGAAGTAAGCCCGACTTGCTCTGTAGCGTGCATGATGTCTGGCGCAACCTCTTTAACCTTCCATAGGTAGAAGCTGCCGACTAGAAAACTGGGTCCGCCTATCAGAGCTAACGCCCAGCTATTGACCTCCGACCATGGCCGCTTGCTTTCATTTCGAATCAGCTGCATAGCTTTTTTGAACAGCGTCACTGGACCTCCAAGCTCTGTAATGTCGTTCAGAGGCGCAACGCTACTACAGCCCCCATCTGGCCGGTTACTGGCTTTCCATCCACACTGGATACCTGGCCAGCCCGGCTGCTAGAGTTCAAAGCCAACTACCCAACCTAGGTGACAATATGGATGCTAGAGAGCGGCAGCAGCTGGAAAAACTGATCAACTCCCATGCAGCGGATATTGCGGACCTCAAGTGCGCCCTTTTCGGCGTAATCCAGCAGCTCAAGCAGTCACAGGGCGAGGAGGCCGTAAGTGCGGCCTATGAAAAGGCTGCTGAACTCGCAAAAGGGACGCAGAGGGGCATGAATATCATCGCCGGCAGCCCTGCGAGGATTGCGAAGTACTTTGGAATTGACCCCAAATGAAGAGGGGCGTATTGGCGATCATCGGAGCGGTGGAGCTAGCGTTGCTGGCGGGGTGCACAACGCCCGGTGATTTACTCAAAGGGAGCCCTACGATCGTTGCAGAAACCTCGAAGGAACCCAAGGCATACGCGCTTTGCGTTTTGCCTGAATGGCAAGAGCACCAGGCCGGGGCAACCATGAATGAGACCCTTACGGGCTACCGATTGGTTTCCTCAGCTGAATCGATCGGTCAGACCAACGAGCTTCTGGAAATCAAAAAAACGGCCCACGGCAGCGAGGTGCGGCTGTATCAGCGGATGCCAGGAATAACCATTGGCAGGTCAAAGATTACTTCGTCCGTGAAAAACTGCCTTTGAACGCTGTTTCAAGCCATGAGCCGCCACTTGGCGGCTTTTTTTCGTCCGGAGAAATGCATGTCCCAAGAAATGACCGTTATCGAGTTTTCAGGCACCTTGCGCAAAGCGCTTGGACCGCGACATCGACGGCTGTTAGATACTGGCAGTGTGCGCGAGTTACTGAAAGCCCTGACGATCACGCTGCCAGGATTCAAGGAAGAGGTTGATCGGCTGTCTCGCTTGGGAATGAATTTCGCAATTTATCGCAACGGTAAAAATGTAGGTGAAACCGAATTCAGTCGGGGCGGAGCGAAAATGGTGAAAATCGTTCCGGTTGTAGCTGGCAGTAAGCGTGGGGGGATGCTGCAGACAGTCATCGGCGCGATTTTGATTGCCGCTTCCTTCATACCCGTTCCTGGGTTCCAAGCCCTTCTTCCCGTAGGTGTAGCAATGGCCGCCGGCGGCGTCATCCAGATGCTCAGCCCTCAGGCCAAGGGCCTGTCTCAGAGTGCCGCACCTGAGAACTTACCGAGTTACGCCTTCGGCAGTGCCAAGAACACCACAGCCAGCGGCAACCCCGTCCCGATTTGCATCGGCGAGCGGCGGTGGGGTGGGGCGATTATCTCGGCCTCAATCGAGGCGCAAGACAAGGTCTAGCGCCAGAACAGCAAACAAACCGCCTCCGGGCGGTTTTTTATTGCCCGGAGGAAAGCATGGGCGCAGCAGCTCACTTGGACATTACCGGCGCCAAGGGCGGCGAGAGCAAGCCGAAGACGCCTGTCGAGGCACCGGACAGCCTGCAGTCGACAAACATCGCCAAGATCCTGCTGGCTGTGGGTGAGGGTGAATTCGATGGCGCGCCTACCGATCGCGATATCCACCTCGACAACACGCCGATCATGGATGCCAGCGGCAACGTGAACTTCCCGGGCGTGAAATGGGAATGGCGTCGCGGAACGGTTGAGCAGGACTACATTCAGGGCATCCCAGCGGTGGAAAACGAGACCACCGTCAACGTGGAGCTGCGCAGTGACAACCCGTTCACCCGGTCGCTCAGCAATACCCAGCTGTCGGCGGTGCGGGTGCGCATGTCGTGGCCGCGCCTGGCCAAGCAGGACAGCAGCGGCAACACAAACGGCTACCGCATCGAGTACGCCATCGACATTGCCACTGACGGCGGTGCGTATGTAGAGGCCCACCTGGGTGCCGTGGATGGCAAGACCACCAACGGCTACCAGCGCTCAGTGCGCGTCAACTTGCCGAAGGCCACCTCCGGCTGGATGCTGCGCGTGCGCCGCATCACCCCGAATGCCAACAGCGGTACCGTGGCCGATACGATGACCATCGCCGGCTACACCGAGATCATCGACGAGAAGCTGCGGTATCCCAACACAGCGCTGCTGTACATCGAGTTCGACGCACAGCAGTTCCAGAATATTCCGGCCGTAACGGTCAAATGCAAAGCCAAGCGCTGGCCGGTGCCGACCAACTACGATCCTGTGAATCGCATTTACACAGGCGTATGGGACGGTACCTTCAAGCAGGCCTGGACCAACAACCCGGCTTTCGTGACGTACGGCCTGTGCGTCGAGGACCGCTTTGGCTTGGGCAAGCGCATCAAGTCGTGGATGGTCGACAAGTGGGAGATGTACCGCATCGCCCAGTACTGCGACCAACTGGTGCCGAATGGGCAGGGCGGTCAGGAGCCGCGCTTCCTGTGCGACATTAACCTGCAGGGCCGCGCTGAGGCCTGGACCCTGCTGCGCGATCTGTCGGCGATCTACCGAGGGATGGTGTACTGGGCCCACGGTTCGCTGTTCATGCAGGCGGACATGCCACGCGCGCAGGACATCGACTACGTCTTCACCCGGGCCAACGTCATCGATGGCGAGTTCGTCTATGGCGGCGCCGAGCGCAATACGCACTACAGCCGCGCCCTGGTCAGCTACGACAATCCGGCCAACAACTACGACACCGACGTCATCCCGGTCACCGACCTGGCGCTGCAGCGGCGGTACCGCGATCGCCCGATCGAGATCTCGGCCATCGGCTGCACCCGCGCCTCCGAGGCTCAGCGCCGCGGTAAGTGGGCGCTGCTGAGCAATAGCCAGGACCGTACCGTTACCTTCAAGACCGGCATGGAAGGCCGTATCCCACTGCCTGGTTACGTCATCCCAGTGGCTGACGAGCTGGTGGCTGGCCGCCCGAACGGTGGCCGAATCTCGGCAGCCGCCGGGCGCGTCGTGACGCTGGACCGTGACGCGCCGATCAAGGCCGGCGATCGCCTTATCTTGAACCTACCGAACGGCACCGCCCAGGCACGCACTGTGCAGTCGGTCGCCGGTCGTGCAGTGACGGTGACCACCGCGTATGGCGTTCAGCCGGAGCCAGAGCTGCAGTGGGCGATCGACTACGACGACCTGGCGGTACAGCTTTTCCGGGTGCTGAAGACCACCCGCACCCAGGAGGGCGACTACGAGATCACCGCGCTCGAGTTCAACCCGAGCAAGTTCGCTGCGATCGACACCGGCGCCAAGCTGGACGAACGCCCG